GCCTAAGTTTTTAATTTCTCCACTACCAGCTTTATTTTTAATACCTTTTCTTGTAGCTGTTTGAGATTTTTCCATCTCCTCTAAAGTAAAATTACGTGAAAGATTCATATTTATCCCATAGTTAAGCAAGTGAGTATGTGGTGTGTGGTGATACCCACTTGCAGATGAATTTATAACATTTTAGAATTATAAAATCAATATAGATAGATGTTGGAAATAAATTTTGTATTAGAGTTTTTTTCACACCACTAATTTAATATTTATTCTTTTGTCGTTAAATCCCATGTTTGATTTTCCTCATTCCAAGAATAATAATTACCATTATTAATTTGTTCTTGTGTTAATTCTGGTTCAGGAATTGGTGATTCCCATATACAAGTTTCTTCATTTAATACCCAACTATTAAAAGGTTTATCTGAAATAAAAGCATCTCTATCTTCATCATAAGTGAATCCAATTCCAGCAAAATGTTTTCTAAAATTTCTATTGTAAGATGTTTGTTTCCAAATTGACCAACCTGTTAATTTAGTTAAAAAATCAATTCCATTTTTTTCTGACTCATTTCCATCAGCATCTAATAAAACATTATTATTAACTGTTAAAACTTCTATAACTTTTGAATTTAATCCTATTTTTGCAAAGTGTGCCATTATGCTGTGTAACTCCCTGAACCTGTAAATTTAATAACTTTGTGTGAACCATCTGTTGTAACTGTTGGAGAACCTGTTGTTGTACCAGAATAATCTGCTGTTAATACTCTTATAATAACAACTCCACTTCCACCAGTGCCACCAGTACCACCAGAATCTCCTCTTGAACCTCCACCACCACCTCCTGTGTTTGCAGTTCCATTATTTCCGATACCACTACCATTACCATTTCCACCGCCACCAGAACCACCTGTTCCTGCTGTTCCATTATTACTATTATTAAGACCGCAACCTCCTCCTCCTCCACCAGCATAAGTAACTGATGAACCTGTTATTGAAGAAGCAGTACCATTTCCACCATTTCCACCAGCAACATCTCCATTTCCATTAGCACCTGTTGCACCAGCACCACCACCACCACCACCAGCAGTAACTCCATCAGTACTACCTGTACCTCCATTATTTCCTTGACTTGGAGATGTACTAGGTGTGTTTCCTGAACCAGCAGTTTGTTTAATAGCACCACCACCTCCACCTGAACCACCATTTTGTCCACCTTGAACTGTAGCTGCTTCTCCATCATTTACACCATCTCCACCACAACCACCACCAGCAGAAGTAATACTTACTCCTGTTCCTGATATAGAAGAATCACTACCATTAGTACCAGTACCAGAACTTGCATTTTGTACACCTCCAGCACCAACTGTTACTGTGTAACTTGCACCCGGAGTTAAACCTGATGTTGAAGTTCTAAAACCACCAGCACCTCCTCCACCTGAAGCATATTTTGGATCAGATAGTCCATTTCCTTGACTACCACCTCCAGCTACTATTAATATATCTGCTGAAACTGTTTGTGGAGTTTCAAAAGTTACATCATCATCTACAAGTGGAATCCAACCTTGTGTTGAACCAGAATAAACTATTCTTATTGATTGACCATCAGTATCATAAACAGGTTTTGGTGATGTAGCATTTCCTTGAAATTTATTTGAACCTTGATCTAATGTAAGTGCATTTGTTCCAAATGATCTTGAAAAATCTACAAATTCTATTTCATCTCCTACACTTGGAGAACTTGGTAAATCAACTTCAAAAGCACCACCAGATGTATTTATAAAATAACCTTCTCCACTTGTTGCTGTAAAATTAGCAGTTTTAATTGATGATTGCCAATCTGTTCCACCAGATACATCTGTAAAAGATAAATTACCTGAACCATCTGTTTTTATAATTTGATCTGCTGTGCCATCAGCATTTGGTAAAGTAAATGTCACATTAGATGAAATACTATCAGATGCTTTTAATCCTACGTAATTAGAACCATTATCTGTATCTTCTGGCAACCTTATTTCTGCACCAGCAGAGGAACTTCCACTAATTGAAACAGGAGATGTCAATGTTACTGAACTATCTAACCAATTTACAGTATTCGCAGAAGTATCTATTGTTGCTAAACTTATATCATCACTACCATCAAAAAATTTAACTGTTAAACTGTTAGAACCTGAGTTTGTTACGTCTAACCAAATTGTCCCTGTAGTTGCTGATGCTGGTCTTGATGTTCCTGAATGTAAAGAATTTAACGCATTTAAACTTTCATTTAATTTTGATCTAAATGATGGAAATGTTTGGTTATCAAGAGTTATTTGTGTTGCTTGTGCCATTAAATTTATATACTCCTTTTAAAATCCTTTGCAAATAAAATCGAATGTTTTGCTCACTGCTGTATCACTCGAATTTTTAAATGTAACGTCAAAACCTGATATTGATTTATTTTCTACTAAAAAATAATCTCCTGTACTCATGCCTTGACCAGTAATTCCAACTGCATAATTAGCACTTTTAAATGGATTTGTAAATGTAATCGATTTAGTTCCAGCACCAGAAACAATATCATTTGCACTAAATATTCTATCTACCATATCAACTTTAACAGATAATGCTGAAACTACAGGTGTAACTATATCATTTTTAGATTTCATAATTAATCTAAATTTATAATATCTAGCTGTATAATCTCCAATTACAAAGTTTTGAAAAGATGTAAATGTTGAGTTATTATCTGATAAAGCTATTTGTAAAAAACTAGACTCAAATGCTGGTGCATCTCCATCAAATGAACCAGTTTGTGCATCAAATAAACCACTACGAGAATCAAAAAGATCAGTTGTATTTTCTGAAAATTGACTTATTGAAGCTGTTATTCTTGCTGTATGTCTAGCACCTATATCTATAACTGAAGAAAAATCATAAGTTCCATCTTGTGTTAAATCTGTTAATTTTATTTGACCACTAGATAATGTAATATTTGTTTTTGTTCCAGTAAAATTAGGAGATTCAGTTTGAGTCGTAATTGCATTAAAATTACCTATTGCATCTACATTTGTTGATATAGTAGCCGCATTAACTGAAAAATTATTTAATTTATCAATGGCTTTTATAAGATAACTACCGACCCTAGCTGGAACAGAAATTGAAGTTGCTGGTCTTGATACTTTTTCTACTAATGATACTGAGTTATTCCATTCTGCACCAGTTGTTAATGTTGAAAAACGTATTTGATAATGTGATAAATCTAAATCAGGTACTTCTGTCCAAGATAAATGTGCTTCTGAATCAATAATATTACAAGCAAAATCTTCACAATCATTAGGTGGGTCTGTGCTTCCAATTACTGTGTGTTGGGCAGAGACATAAGTTGAAGATACACCTAAAGTATTCACAGCTTTTACCCTTACATCATAAACTGCTGATTCTTTAACATTTAAAACTCTATGATTTAAACCTGAACCTTGTGCATAAATTATAAAATTATTATCTGTACTTAATTTGTATTCAACTTGGTAAAAATCAACAAAACTATCAGGAGAAACACCTACAGTTACATCTAAAGCAATAAGAGGTGTTTGGTTATATTCAATTAAAGTATCTCCTAATGTTACACTAGCTGGTGGTTGGATAGTAAATGGATTAGGTAAATTAGTTGATGGAATTGCAGTTGCTTGTGTCTTGGTTGCCCAAGTATAATGTGCATCTTGATGTTCTACTAAATCTAAACCTAATGTATAATCAGGGTTAAATTTAATTGCTAATACTCTAAATGGTTTAGCAGAAAAACCAATACTAGAATGTGTAATATTTACAATATCTCCAATCGCTAAATCATATGCACTAAAAGAAACATTTATTGAAAGTCTTAATGAATCTCTTGTTCTTCTTAAAATAACTTCAGCCATTTCTTCTGCTTGATAAGTATTTGTGATAACTTTACCAAATTCAAATCTACCCTCTAATAAAAAACCACCATCAGCAGTTTTCATAGTTGCATGACGATCTGCACTTGGTAATCCTGAATCATCTATTGGTGGAAATTGAACTTCATCTACTTGAAAGTTCCTAGCTGGATTAACATAAGATACAATTACTCTATTATATTTTTCATTTTTTGTTGGTGTTTGTAAATTATATCCACCAATAATATCATCTTCAGTTATTGTAATTGATGCAGTTCCTGTTGTTTCTATAATTAAATTATACTTTCCTTGTGTGTATGGTAAATAACCTCTACACCCTTTTAACAATTCTCTAACATTTTCTAATAATTTTTTTGATGTATCTATAACTGCATTTGTATCAAAAATATTTATATCACTTCCACCTGAATATGGTGTTACTTGTGTTTCACAAACTTGTGAAGCATCATAAAAAGATTGTAAGTCTATTTCTGAAGTAGCAATACCTTTGCCATATCTTTCGTTTCTTAAATAATCTAATAAACAAAAAGCTGGATTAGTAGAAAATGATGCAGTTTGTTCTGATAAATTAGATGCTAATGTAACAACTTTTTTACCTTTTATTTTAGCTTGTACTTTTGGTATCCCAGAAAATACATCTTGATTCCATTTAAACCTTAAAGCTAAATATGCTATGCCTGATAGTTTATGATTACTTCCCCAATTAGATAATGTTGATAATATAGATGATGCTGATTGACCATCTGTTCCAAAATGAGGTTCTATTTTAATTAAACTTTCACTATCTTTATAAAAATTACTATCTCCACTTCCTACTTCTACTTCTGTTCCATCAGATAAAGCACTTGCCCAAGTAACTACTTGTTCATCAACTCTTACTTCTTCTATTGAATTTATCTCTCCCTCTGCCAGAACAAGTGCCATATATAAATAAGTGTTATCTGTTCCTGAAGTTTCTACAAAAACTCTTGTACCCCCAACTAATCTTTCGCCATATATTACAGGAATATTTGCATCATTACTTTGTTTGTTTAAAAGAACTCCTGTTTCAAAATCATCAGCTTCATTAACACCGAAGTCAGGTAGATCAGGAACTTTTGGTCTAAACAACCATGCAATAGCAATAGTTGCAATTAATTTTACAATAGGATTAACATTACTAAAAAAACTTAAAGCTGAACTTACAAAACCACCTATGTCAAAAAAAGATTTTATTTTTGTTTTTTTTATAGGTAATCCAGCACCACCATATTGTTTTAAAAGTTTTTCTTCTCGTTTATTTATATAAGCAAGAAACTCTCCTTTAGGTGCGTGTTTGTTAAGTATTTTTTTTGCTATTTTAATTAATATTTTTTCAAACCATTTAAACATTATTCTCTACCCCACTTAATATCTAAAACAGTTTGTGATGCAAAATCCATTCCTACATCTGTACTAAAAAATCTTTGTTGTGCTGTATTGTTTGTTTTACGACCATTTTTTTTTTCAAAGTCAGCCCAATGTGAAACAACTGATAAATTAACTACACTTGATTTTGTATTTTCGTTTATTGCAAAATTTTCTATATTTCCTTTATATAAAAGAAATGGGTCAGCTATTATAGCATTAGAAGAATCTAATAATCCTCTAAAAATAGTTACTTCATCATTAGTAACATTTTCATTAAGTACAGTAGAAATAAATGTTTGATCTGCACCTGATAATGATATTGTTAAACTTGATTTAGTTACATCTATTTCTTCAGTAAAATCAGACACCCCTATAATAAAATCTGATGAAGTATAAGTTACAGAACTACCAGAGATTGAAGAAGTTAATGGAAAAGAACAATCAGTAAAATTTACTGGTGTTGAAAATCCAATAGTAAGTAAATGAAATGGTCTAATTTCATTTGTTGCTAATGCGTTCTTTATCGCTGTTGTTAGACTTCTGCTCATATTCTTCGTAAGTTGTTTGTGTTACACTTTCTGAACCTTTTAACATAGTATAATCAAATTTGCTATTAGGTTTCTTATACTCTTTTAGATCATTAATATTACTATCAA